GGCCTCATTATGTTCTTGTTGAAGTTTTACATTTTGCGCTTGACTGGCTTTGTCATCAAACCCACTACCATATTCCTTTTTGAACTTAGCATAGTTAGTGAATATTGCGTTGTTAGGGTCTTGAGTTGCACGTTGTAGAAGACTTTTATCTTTTATAACGGGGCTGTATTGAGCAGAGATTGTTGCAGTACTTGCACCAGCCTGAAGTTTTCTTCTTGCCTCACCAAGAAGTTTGAAGGTAGCCTCCAGATTATCATCTGTTTCCTTCAAATCAGGTGCAAGAGTTTTGAGATAGTTGAAACCACCAGCACCAAGGTCAAACTTGATGTTTCTGATATTTTCTATTGTGTCTGCCATTCCCTCAACACTAAGACCTGTGGCCTCAGCTGCTTTAGAGATAGCTTTGAACGAACCGATTGACTTGATACCAAGGATTTCAGTTGAGAGTTTGATACGCGTATTGTTGTCTATCCACTTCTGAGTGCTATCATTCATCTTCAAACCGAGCGCTATTGCAGCAACTCCAAGTTTAGCGAGATTTGCCCCTGTTGAAGAGACAGTACTATCCATCTTTGATTTTGACGCATCATCAACATCGAACTTCAATGTTATTAGAAACTCTTGTAAAGGCGTTGCCATTTATTCTCCTTGAGCTATTAGATAGGCGACATTTTTGTTATGTTCATCAACATCGAGAGCATTATTCATCCTCATAATATCGATAAGGTCAAGCGTACCATCTATCAAACTTTCGTATTTACATAACCCTCGAAGTACTGGCCGCATAAGGAAATCTTCATTATTTTCCAACTCTACAAGCGGGTATCACTTGCTCCGGCGACATACCTGATACCATTCGGCCTGCCGCATCTATAAAAGCCGGTAAGTATTCCAGCAAGACCTGAAAGATTATTTCCAGTACATCACCACCGGCGATATCCTCGTACTGAAAGCTCTTAGCCTCTTTGCTGTAGATACGCTGCCAACCTACGCTATCCTGACGGGAAACATATGGCATAATCAGATGGATAAGATAGTTCAAATCCTCTTCAGACATATCGTGTAAAATTTGAAACCAGAAAGAGTTAGCCACACCGATAAACAGCGGAGCACCCTTTCTGGAGGCGTGCAGTTGGTCGAACGTACTCAACTTTGAACAAGAATAAGTATGTTCGTTTACTTTGAACTCTTTCATTTTCTCTCCTTAGTACTACTTTAGATAATAGAGTTTGCTAATATACCTCTGAACTCAATCGCTTCGAATACCCATTCCAATGGAGCACCGTCTTTGTTGTACCCAACATCTGGATGACGTTTGAACGCAGCACCGGAGATAGTCATTGCATCGCCGATTTCAGAAGTTATAGTGATTGTATTCTGACCGTGAGTAGAAGAGTTTTCAGTTTGAAAGTTGTACAGACCAGAAAGCAGCGCATTGACAGGTGAGTTTTTCAACAAACGAACAGTTACGATACAGGATTTGTCTTGATACAAGCTGTGCATACCTGTGCCATCAGCACCCATATTGAGTTTGCTTCTGTCTTCACGAGGTGCAACTGTGATACCCTCTTCAGATGAGCCGTCTTTCAGACTGAACGAACCACCAGGGCCAGTTATTGCGAAGTTTGTATTTTTGAATGAATAAGTTTTAGCCATTTTATTTTCCTTGAAAGCTATTGTTGAAAGTGGGCTTTGATACCCACTTTATTATTGCTATTTATCTCTGCTTAGCGATTGATGTTCACAATACACGCAACAGATTGAATAGCACCGGCGATTTTAGCAGCAACTTGAAAGGTTACAGACTTACGAGCCGCTCTGTCTGAAGGATTTTGAGTTGCAATAAGAGGAGCATAAACATAATATCCTTTAGCAAGGAAATCACCTTGATTTAGAGTGCCGAAGCCAGCTTGTGTCCAAGTACCTGGAGCCAATAAACCATTAGCGATTGCTTGGTCAAGCACACCAGCGATTGCAGAAGAGATAATGTTGTTTCCACTATCAGTTTGTGGGATTTTTGTTGGGTTTGAGTACAACAAGTTCCAGATTGTATTCTGAATAGTGATTGCCAACCAGTCTGCACCGAAGATAGTGTCGATGTAGTCACCAGAACAAGTGATACCAGGATAGATAATCGCAGTATTGTTGTCAAAGTTTTCAAACACGTTTGCATAGTTAGCAGAAGCGTTGTTAGCTTGAGTTTGAGTTAGCGACTCGGCGATGGTGCCTGGTTCAGTTTTATAAGCCAGCGTGATGACAGTCTTATTTGCATTGTAGTTAGTTGTCAAGATACGAGCAAGCAGAGATACAACCGCATACAGGGTAGTGCTTGAGTATTGAACAACAGTTTTGTGATATCCAAGAGCCTTGAGTTGATAAGCAATATTGGTTGTATCAGTTGAAGTCAATACACCACCCTCTTGAGTATTTACACCGTAAGCATGTTTAGTATTTGACCCTTCAATATAAGCAGCAACGGCTAAATGGTCGCTGTCTGCAGCACCGCTGATAAACACTGCATACCATTGTTGACCAAACTGATTGTCAAAGGCAACAACAGCGTTAGCAGCAGTTTCAGCAGCAACACCTTGAACTGAATAAGCACCAGCAACTGAAGTTCCAGCAAGTAAAGTAGAAATATCAGTGATACCACCACCAGTAGGAGCAGTCAAGAATGATACGAAGGAGGTTGTACCAGTCGTGTTTGATTTGATGGTGAACTGATTATAAACGCTGTTCCAAGAAACTACAGCACCAATAGAAGCACTCGTAAGAGCAGCATTGATAAGTGAAGCAACACCGTTCAAGTTAGTTGCACCACTAAAGTTGATACCAGTTATGTTAGTACTTGTTCCAGCATCAACAGTGATATGGAAACCACCGTTAGTGATAGCATTCCAAACCACGATTGCTTGGTTAGCAGAAGATACCACACCACCAATAAGTCTGCCAGCAAGTGAGGTTTTAGCCCATTGACCGATTAGACAGTATCCAGGAGTTGGTGATTGACCAAACCATTCAACAGCAGCAAGATATTCAGGTGCAGTTGTACCAAAGTCGGTAGCCACGGCAGATAAAGTTGAGTAGTTGCGGGCGCGAGAGGTTATATCAATAACATCGCTCGTACCTAAGATTAGGATATTCGAAAGTGATTGTGCCTGAGCAGGTGCAGAGGCAAGGTTTACGGATACATTGACCAGTGATGATACAGGTAAGAAAGCCATTTTATTTCCTTTGTTGGTAAGTTATATTATTGAGTGATGTTGACGTGATTTACCTCATCATCAACCCAGTCGTCTGAGTGAATATCTACGGCTGCAGCCTCAAGACTGAGCACCGCATATACTCGGCGTATTTGTTTACGGAAGGTCACCTTAGTTTCTACCCGTTTTACCCATTCAGTATTGATAAGTTCAGAGGTATTCACCGCTTTACCAACATCAACAAGTACAATACCGAGACTGTCTATAACCTCTCTATTTTGGTCAAGGTTTAGACCATCACGAAGAATACCTTCGATTTGTGCAGCGTTAGGGCCATAACATGAAACCTGAACATCAAGTTCTTGGTTATTGATGAGTATCATTCCTTGAACATTATCAAACCATTGTGAAGGATTTGTATCATTTCGGGTATCAATAACGCCAAATGATATCCACGTTGTATTTCTATCTAGCATATTCGAAGGTTTTAGTACCCAACGAGGGCGAACCAGAGTATTGTCAAGACCTGTCACACCGGCGAATAGGTCGTGAAAGATGTGGTCAAGGTCGGTATCATCAATATTGATGGAGTTCGTAGGGGTAAGATATCCACCTGTCGCAGAAGTATTAGACGCCATCTGAACTCCTTGCTGTATAGTTTCCACCAGAAGCTGCTGCCTGGAAATCTGTTATTCCGCAAACTGCACGTGTATATCCAAAGTCTCTGTAGTCATCAACTCCAAGTACAACATAGTTCTCATTGTGATATACGATAATATCAGGTTGACCAGTAAGATTGTCTGGATAAAAAATCATCTCAGAAGTTACAAGAATAGCTTTATGATATAAGGTAGCATCAACATATCTTTCAATATCACCTTGAGAGGCAACTGTCACGATAGCCCGAACTGTTGAACGTTGATACGCTTGTTCAGGTTCACCATAAGCATTTACACTTTCAGTAGATACTATTCGTACAACTTTTTGCGTAAGTCTTTTATCTCGTACTGCACGTCTGACGTTTAGCATAATACAACCTTAGCTTTCAAGAACCTCTTGATATTGTCATCAGAACATTCATCTTGAACCTTTTTCAACGTATTGTCTCCAACTGAGTTCAATACCTC